TTACCCTGTTGGATCTTCAACCGCCATTTTGTCGCCACTTCTTTTAGCCATTAGCGCCAGTGGATTGCAAGATACTGCATCTTCTAAATGGTCTGGTGCGAAGTGGGCGTACCGCATCGTTACCCGAATATCCGAGTGTCCCAATATACGCTGCAGCACAAGTATGTTTCCTCCAGCCATCATAAAATGGCTTGCGAAGCTATGACGTAAAACGTGGCTCATCTGGCCTTCAGGTAACTCAATACCCGCCAGGCGGATTACGCGATAGAACTGGCGGTAACACTCAGCAAAATAACGTCCTTCTTTGTATCTAAGCTCTTCATACAATGCTGCGCTAATGGGAACGGTGCGGTTTTTTTTGCCTTTGGTGTTAACGAAGGTGATTTTTCTGGGTGACAGCTGGGAGGCTTTCAAATTTGCCGCTTCGCTCCAGCGACAGCCCGTAGAAAGACAGATTTTAATAATCAGGGTCAGATCGGGATTTCCGTGCTTTTCGCAGGCGGCAAACAGCTTCTCTATTTGTGGCTCTGTCAGCCAGGCCATTTCCTTTTCCGGTTGGTCAAATTCACGAATATTTTTAAGCGGGTTGGGGTAGGTGATCTCACCGAGACGTTCCAGCTCATTGAATAGCGCCCGCAAAAAAGCATGCTCACAGTTGATTGTCCCGGGTGAAACTTTTAAGGATTTAGCGCTGGTTTTATAACCATTCTCGATTAACCCCTGAAGCCTCCGGTCACGGTAGTGGGCCCAGTCCTTCGGGGTAATATTGGCAGCGACAGGATCGCCCATGCCTTTGCAAATAATATTGAGCTTACCGAGCCTGCCTTTGCGGTCATTCAGCGAACAACCATGCAATTTATACCAGAGATCTACCAGTTCACTAAGACGACGGTTATCTTCTTTTTCAGCGAGCCAAGGTTTGGCTTTGGTCTCTTCCTGCGTGTACTGTTCGAATGCAATGGCCTCCGCACGCGTTTTAAACTGACGCCTGACGCGCTTCCCTTCACGGCCGTTGAGATAGCATTCACAAAGCCACTTGCCTGTTTTGAGTTTCCTTATTGCCATAATCAATCTCACGTTCTGAAACGCGAAGTAAATTACTGTATATAAAAACAGTATTCAATGTTTGTTTAAAATCTATCAAACATAAAAAAACCTGCCGGAGCAGGTTAGTATTGAATCGGTAGGCCGGGGAGGGGAGAGCAGTATCAGTGCAGCAGAGAAGGCTGGTTTTGGTATTGGCTGTGCAGGCTGACTTTATTAACTACGCCTGGCGATACGATCACGCTTGCTACGGTTTCGTGCGTCTTGAACGTACAGCTGCAGTTAATGTTCTGACACTGGTGATAGCGTTCTTTGGTCTCACGCGATATGTATCGGCTGCTTTTGGCGTGAGCAGCAGTCTGGCAAAGCGGGCAATGCATCATGGTGAACCTACCTTAAACAAGCGAAACAGAGACGATGTTTGCATTTTAATAACTAAACTTGCTTTTGCAAGTTAAAGTTTGCTTTGTTTAATTTAAATCTCATTGCTGTCGTCGGCTTCCGCCTCATATTCCACATCAGAAAGCAGCACCTCAAAATCCAGCGTTGTGGTGTAGCCGTTGCCGCTCAGGTTGTGCGTGACTTTGCTGATAAGCCACGGCTGCGCATCAATCACCGATTTAAAGCCGCTCACCCTGACCGGCGTTTCCGGGAACAGGTCAGCCCGGCCCATCGCCAGCGTCAGTGAAAATTCAGCAACGCCACGCTGCAGCTTTTCCCACTTTGCCTTTGCCGCGCGCATGGCCGCCGCTTTGGTGGCGTAAACTGTAGTCAGTGCAAAGACATTATCCTCGCTACCCGCCAGGTATTCCCCTTCACGGGCCTCCGGCTCCTTTTTAGCCGTGGTTTTCTTTTTCTTCGCGGCAGGATGCTCCAGTGCGCGCAGGTGTTTTTCTTTGGGCTTGCGCTGCAGTTTAACTTTTTTCGGCTTCGGATCTCTGGTGTGCAGCCAGCTGGCCGTCACGCCGGTATAGGCGCCGCGATCGGCAATGCTGAAGCTGTGCCGGTCGCCGTCCTGGCGCGTCAGGGTAAGCTGCGGGATGGGTTTGCCACTGACGGTCACGCCGGCGCCGGGCCGGATAAACAGCAGGCGCCCCGCCTTGATGGCCGCCACCGCACCATGCAGCGAGGCCAGCCGCGTCAGAAATTTGGCATCTGTCTCCTGCGTCTGGTCGATATGGCGCACCGCAATATCCGTGAATTCAGTCGCGATCGCGGGCGTCAGCTTGTTACGTTCCGCTATCTGCTTCACCACGGCGCCCAGGGTGGTATCGTGGTAAGACACTTCACGACGTGCGTTCAGCGTGCCGCGAAAGTCCGCGCTGCGGGCGCGAATCATCAGCGTGTCCGGCGCGCCGTGATGCTCCACCTCATCCACGGTAAACTCGCCTTTCCCGGTGAGCGGCTGGCCCGCCCAGCCGAGAAACAGCTTTACCACCGCGCCGCGTACCGGCAGCGCCAGCTGGCCGTCGGCGTCGTCCAGCTCAATATCCAGCTGGTCAGCCTCAAAGCCGCGGTTGTCAGTGAGCGTCAGCGACAGCATCCTGTCGCGGATGTTCGCGGTCACGTCCTTTGCGTTCACGGTCAGTCGGAAATCGGGGCTGAGGCGGGCGCCTGCCTGTACCGGCAGGCTGCTGATACCCGTCATGATAAAAGCCCTCCTGCAGAAGAAATCACGCTGCCGGCCGCTGATTTAATGCTGTCCACGGCCGACGACAGCTGGCCCGGCAGGTTACCCGCGCCACTTATCAGCCCCTCCGCCTGCTTTTTCAGATCGCCGAACATCGCCGTCAGGGACTCATCAACGCGCAGCAGGCTCAGGTTAAAGGTAATTTTCCGGGCGCTGCCGTCGCTGTAAAACTCGCTGTGCGAGTCCGCGAGGCTTTGCGTTACGTACATACCGTAAATAGTGCCGTTACCGCCTATCAGCGGCCACGCCCGGCCCTCGTCAGCCATCGCCTTCAGTGTCAGCAGTGACAGCGCGCCGCCGGTGATTTCCGGGCGCAGCTCGCCGCTCAGCGTTATTTTTTCATCCCCCGGCCCGATAAACTGCGCCGAGGCGCGTTGTCCGACGCGGCTGTTTGTCGGCCAGCGGTAGTCAACATTGCGCTGCAGTTCGTCATAGGGCAGCGTCTGCAGCATGAACGGCAGCATGCCGTAAATCATCATCATGGTTTAATCCTCCCAGCCCATTTTGCTGCGCTGCTGCGCCTGGCGGTTTCGCTGTTCGCGCGCCTGATGCTGCGCCATCAGCGCCAGCGCGTCGTCTTTGGTCATGCCCGGATGCATGTGAATGTCGTACTGGTAGCTGTTCTGGCTCTGGTCGGTGTAGCCGGCCTTTGCTGCTGGCGTCACGACCGGTTTATACGGCGCACCGGTGTCGCCCAGCAGGTACGGCAGCCCGTTCGGCGCCACGGCATCATGCTGATCATGCTCCGGCACCCTGTCTTTCAGCCCGGAGGATTTCGTATCAATGACGCCGAGCTTTTCCAGCACCCAGCTGATGCCGCCCATGAACTGCTCAAGCTTCCCGGCCGCGAATTTCAGCGCCTCACCCACTGCGTTGCCAAACTTTTTCCCCATATCCCCGGCAGCGGCCAGCTCTGCCTGCGTGGATTTCACCGGCTCCAGCAGCCTGCCAAACCAGTTCCACAGCTCTTTTACCTTGCCGGTAAACCATTCAAACACTGGCTTCAGTGGGGTGAATGCTTCACTTACCGGCCCCATTGCCGCCGTAAATCCTTCGGCCACGCCGGATATAAATGCACCTATCGGCTGCCAGTATTTACGGATCAGCAGCGCACCGCCCACGATGGCGGCGCCCACGGCCACGATGGGCCACGTCAGCGCACCAAGCGCTGCTGTGATGGTGCCACCCGCCACCGTAAACGCGGTTCCCAGCAGGCCGGCACCGGCAATAATCGCGTTCACACCCGCAATGACCGGCCATGCAATCAGCCCGATGGCACCCAGCGCGCCGACAAACAGCAGGCCCGCCGTGGCGGCTTTGGCGATGCCGCCTGCCAGTTCCGGGTTAGCCTGTATCCATTTATCCACGGTCAGCAGGAACTTTGTGGCATCCTGCGTGAGCGTGCGCAGGCTGTCGTCGAGCTGGTCAAAAAGATCCGTTCCGATGGCCTCAGATGCCGACTGAAATTCCTTAAAGTCGCCGCCGAGGTTGTCCTGCTGCACCTTTACCAAGGCGGACGTGCTGCCGTCCGACTTCTGGAAGGTTTTGGTCAGCTCATCGAGCTGGCCCTTTGAGGCAGTTTTCATCAGCGTCACCGCTGATGAGGCGGCTTCCTCCCCGAAAATGGTCTTCAGGTACTCCGCCTGCTGCGCCGTGCCGAGCTTGTTTTTCTCAAAGGATTTCTGCATCTCTTTAAGAATGGTAAAAAACGGACGCATGTTGCCTTTGCTGTCCGCCGTTTTCACGCCCAGCTCTTTAATCGCTTTGGCCGCCTCGCCGGTCGGTGCCTGCACGCGCAGCAGCATGGCGCGCACGCCCGTCCCGGCCATGCTGCCGGTGGTGCCTTCCTGCGCCAGCGCGCCAATCATCGCCGTGGTCTGCTCAACGCTTACCCCGGCATTTTTTGCCACCGGAGCGATATAGGTCAGCGCATCGCTCAGACCGTCAAAGTCGGCGGCGGTTTTGTTGAGCGTGGCGGAAATCACGTCGCCCAGGTGCGCCACCTGGCTGTTGGCGAGACCAAAGGCGTTTTTGGTACTCATCAGCAACTGCGCGCTTTCTTCCATCGTGCGGTTGTTGGCCAGCGCCATGTCCAGCGTCACCGGCGTGGCGGCTTTAATGTCGTCAGTGTTGCCGCCTGACTTGGCGATAATAATCTGCGCCTGGGCGGCATCATTGGCCGACGCGGCCGTGGTGTCGCCGATGCTGCGGGCCTGCGTTCGCAGTGACTGAAACTCCGCTGATTTTTTATCAAGTCCGGTCACCGCCTGCAGCGTGGAGTTAGCCAGCGCAAAGTCATAGCCGGGGCGCAGCACGGATGTTGCTGCCATGCCGCCCACGGTGACGGCACCCAGCGCTGCGGCGCCCGTGTTGCGTACCCTGCCGGACAGCTCCTGCCCCCGGCGGTAACGCTCACTGACCTGGTTCAGCCGCTCCTGCTGCTGATTCAGGCGCTGCAGCTCCTGCTTCTGACGGCTCAGGCTGACGGTGGCCTGTGCCGAGGCTGTTTTCAGGCGCTGCTGCTCGCTGCTCAGGGTTTTGGTGGAGATCCCGGCCGCATTAAGCGCCTCGCGCTGCTGCTGCACGGACAGGCGCAGGCTGTTGGTTTTGCTCTGCAGCTGTGCGGCTTCCTGGCGGGCTTTTTCCAGCGCGCGGGCCTGCGCCGTGGTGGGTTTTTCGGTGTTACGAAACTGCACCGCCAGCGCGGCCACCTCCGCCTTTGCCTCTTTCAGTTTCTGCTGCGTAACGGCCAGCTGCGCGCTGGTTTTACGAAAGCCGTCAATTTTGGCCGCCTGCGCATCCAGCTCCTTAATGCTGGTCTGCGTTTCGCGGATGTTGCCGGCAAGCTTCTGCGTTTCGTTACGTATCGACTTAAACGGGCGGGTCGCCTGGTCTACCGCCTTCAGCAGCACCTGCAGTTTGAGGTTGTTACTCATCCGGGGATACTCCGCTGCGTATCAGGGCTTTATGCCGCCAGTCGAGCAGCTCGGCCAGCGGCATGTCGTACATTTCAGACGGGGGCCAGTGAAAGATGGCCGCAACGTCGGCCATCAGATCATTCACGGTCAGGCTTCGGGGCCAGTCGGGTCGGCCGACTTCGAGGACAAAAAACCGATCACTTTCCCGCCCAGCGCAATCAGGTCAACCGGATCGAGGTTCAGGCATTCCGCTTTCGTCAGCGCCGGCACGGTGATGCGTGGCAGCACGGTCAGCAGGGCGTCAACGTCCGAGCCGCACAGGTCAGCCAGGCGCACGCCGCGCAGCGCGCCGGCGTTGGGCTTAATCAGTTCCACCTGGCTGATTTCGGTGTCGCCGCGCTTCAGCGGGGATTCCAGTTCAATCATGTTTTCTTTCTGTTCCATTTGTCTTTACTCGCAGTAGTCAGGTTCATTCAGGGCCGGCATCGGGCGCCGGCACCCGGGTTACATCAGGCCGAGGTTTTTGCGGCGCTGCTCCAGCAGGTCGGTGCCGTCCACTTTTTCGATCATGTTGATGGTGTCGATTTCCATCAGCTCTTTACCGTCCCACGTCAGGCGGAAATAGGTGTTTTTGGTGGTGATTTTGGTCTCGGTATCCTCGCCCTGTTTGGCCTCGCCGAAATCAAACGCCTGATGGCGGCCACGCACCTCGATCTCCACGGCAATTTCCTCGCCGGTGTCGTCGCGCTGATAGGAGCCGGCAAAGCGCAGCGGTACGGCCGCGCTGGCGCCCCACTGTTTCAGTACCAGATCGTCTATGCCGCCAATCGTCCACTCCATATCCAGCGCATCGTCGTCCAGCCCGTTGTCCACGAACGCGGCACCGTTCATGCCGCCGCCCCGGTAGGCGTCCAGCTTGCGTGACAGCTTCGGCAGGGTGACGGCGGTCACCACGCCCTGATAGTTGTTTGAATCGTTGAAAAGGTTCAGCTTTTAATTTGCGGGGTAATGCCATTTATCCGGCTCCTCAGCTGTTAACGGATGCGGCGAAGGTCGCCAGATATTTATCGGTGATGCGCTGGCGCAGGGTTAAATCTTCCAGCGGCGGCACCGGCGTGTAGTCGTAATCAATAAAGAGCTTGCCCGCCTTCAGCGTGTCTTTATCGTTGGCCGTGTCGTCATACCAGCACGACGCGCCCAGCAGGTAACCGGCGCTGACCAGCTCGCGGAATTTGGCGTTGATGCCCGCGATAATGTCGCGCACCAGTACCGGCGTCAGCGGTTTGTCGTTGGCCCACATATGCGCCTCGGCCATCGTGTCGGCAATCACCTGCGCGGTGCGGGTGTAGTTTTCAAACGCAAAAAGCGGATCGTCGCTACAGGTGCGGTTACCCCAGAAGCGGAAGCCGTCCTTGCGGATAAGCGTGGTAACACACGCCTCGTTGAGCAGGTCGGCATCGGTGCCGGTCTGCTGCAAATCCCAGAAGACCGAGGCGGAAATGCCGGTCACGCCGTTGACGCCGACGTTCGACAGGGTTTTATGCCAGCCGGTTTCGGTGTCTATTTTTGCACGCAGGCCCAGCGCACGGGCGGTGGCATAGGCGGTTTCGGACTGGTTGGCGGTGGTGTTCCAGGCAATAAAGTCCGGCCAGATAACCATCAGCTCGCGCTGGCTGAAGTTCTCGCGGTACGCCATCGCTTCGGAAAGGGTTTTGCAGCCCCTCGCTGACACATAGGCAAAGGCGCGCAGCTGCTGAGCGATGCCAGCAAGCGCGGTAGAGACTTCCAGCGAATCGTGGCCCGGCACGCCGAGGATGCGCGGCTTGACGCCGAGCTGCGTCTGCGCGCTCAGCAGCGCTTTCATGCCGGTGTAACGGCCGTTTTCGTCGGTGATGCCGATAATGTTCGAGGTGGTTTCCGCCGGCGTGGCGCCTTCCGCCACGCGCACCACGACGGTGACGGGCTTCGCCTGGTCGGCAATGGCCTGCAGCGCGGCGGCCAGCGTGCCTTTTTTACCGGCCTTGCCGACCGCCGACAGGACGTTGGTGATCAGCACCGGCTCATTGAGCGGGAAGGCCGCAGCGTCGGCATCTTCTGCCGTGCAGACCATTCCCACGATTGCCGTGGATACGGTTGAAATGGTGCGCGTGCCGTCGTTGATTTCGACGACGCGGACACCGTGATGATAATCAGACATCTGATGCACTCCGTGTTATGGGTGCGCTCAGATTGTCAGCTCAGGCTGGCAGGTGCATGCTTTCATGGTTTGCTGGCCGGTGACCGGACAGAATCACGCAGGCGCTGCTGTTTTACGGCAGGAATATAGCGATAAAGCGTCTTTACCGATACCTCCAGCACCAGGGCAATCTGATGCAGCGTGGCGCCGTTCGTCAGCATTCTTTCAGCCCGGCTGACCACTTCAGGCGTCATTATCCGCCGCCTGCCACCGATGCGGCCTTTCTCCCGTGCCGCTGCCAGTCCTGCACGGGTACGCTCAACAATCAGCTCGCGCTCCATTTCCGCCAGCGCCCCCATGACATGAAAAAAGAATCGACCCATTGGCGTACTGGTATCAATGCTGTCGGTCAGGCTGCGGAAGTTTATTCC